ATGACCGCTGCACCAGCACCCAACTCCGTGACCCTGGGCATCGACCCCGGCGCAAACACAGGCATGGCCACGTTCATTGCTGGCCAACTGGTGTCCCTGGACACGGTCGAGCCTCAGCAAATCGAGCGCTTCATCCGCGCCAAGGGCCCCGCACGGGTCATTTTCGAGGACAGCCGCCTGCAGTCACACACCTGGACCAAGGCGCCCAGCCGCGCTGCGGCCGCCAAGATGGCGCGCAATGTCGGCCAGGTGGACGCCTGGTGCAGCCTCATCACCGCCTTGTGTGCTGAGCTCGGCATCCCAGCCCACGGCATCAGCCCGGCGGGCAAGGGCAAGAAGCTGGACGCTGAGGCCTTCAAAACTGTGACCGGCTGGGCTGGCAAGACTAACGAGCACGCCCGTGACGCGGCGATGGTGGCCTGGCCTTACCGGGGAGCGCGCAATGGCTGAGCCAATCGACCCACAGGCAGCAGTTGACTACATGCTGAAGACGGCGCCGCGCTTCGCCAAGGCCCGCGCCGAGCGCTTGCACCTCGAAGAGTTCCGCAAGTCCAAGAAGGCGCTGCTGATGAAGGACTCAGACGGCAAGACCGTTTCCGAGCGAGAGGCGGACGCCTATGCCCACCCTGATTACCAGGAAGTGCTTGATGGCTACAAGGTGGCCGTCGAGGCCGAAGAAACCCTGCGCTGGAAGCTAAAAGCAGCCGAGCTGCAGGTGGAAATCTGGCGCAGCCAAGAGGCCAGCAACCGGGCAGAGGGGAGGGCGGTGCGATGAAGCCGAAACTAGTAAAGCTTGGCCGGGTATGGATTTGCCAAGGTGACGGGATGGTTGGGTGCGGGCTCACCGGTGCTAAAGCCTACGAACAATGGGATGCTGTTCGGCAGTACCGGCGTGAGAACGAAATTCGCATCCTTCTAAATGAAGCTAGGCTGGCCCATTTGAATGGCCAGCCTTTTGGAGGCCGCGAATGAAGGACGTAGCATTTTTCACGATGTTGTGCGCCTTCGTGCTTGCTGCGCTGAGTGCTCCGGGTTGGGGTTGGTTCCTGTTTGCGGCGCTTATTTTCGGGGTGTGCGCATGAAGCGCAGCGGATTCAAGTCCCGCACCTGGGCCCCGTCAGCAAAGGCTGTGCACCTGCCGCTGGCCAGCGCACCGAACTACGCGCCCGCGACTGTGGCCACCGTGCCGCCGATCAAAAAGGGGGTGTTCCTGCGCCATGAGGGCTACCGCCGGGCTGTGGCAAGCCTGCCATGCTGCATATGCGGCATTGTTGGGTTCAGCCAGGCCGCCCACGCCAACCACGGCAAGGGCGCTGGCCTGAAGACCGACGACCGCACCTGCTTTGCGCTGTGCTGTGACCGCCCGGGCGTAAAGGGGTGCCATCCCAAGTTCGACCAGTATGAGCTTTACCCCAAGGCAGCAGCGGCCCTGGTGGCCGAGGCCTGGGGGGCGGACACACGCCGGAAGATCGAGATGAAGGGCCAGTGGCCCGCGGATCTCCCGAAGTGGCCGACAGACCAAGTAGAAATTGAAACCAAACCGGAGGTTCTATGACTGAAAAACTGACAGAAGCCAAAGAGCGCACCGCAAAGGCCCGTGTCTACGAGGCAGTCTGGGAGCTCTACGACATGGAGGCCCCGATCACCCGGGATGCAGTGGTCCGTCAGACTGGCCTCAAGACCGTGACAGTGGACGAAGCCCTGAAGTCTCTCAAGCGGGATGACAAGATCATTAGCATAGAGCGTGGGTTGTATGCGCCGGCCGAGCTGCCTGAAGAGACTCAAGCGGTCAGCGTCACCGTCCTGCCGCGTGGTGAGACCAAGATTGAGGTGGGCGACCAGATCCTAGTACTGAAGCCCAGGGAAGCGCGGATGCTGAGCCCTCTGTTTGCCGGAGCGTCCGCCCAGGCCGCGGTCATTGAGCATTTGCACAGAACGTTCTGGTTGACGGAGCAGCTGGAAAAAGCAAAGCGCCGGATGGCCGGACTAGAAGAGCAGCTACAAGCGAATGGGCGCCAGATGGCTCTATAGATGTCCAGACGCGAGTATCATCATTCGCCCCTTCGCGGAACTGGCAGCAGTAAGGCGAAGGCCGATGTCTTTTCGCATACTAAGGAGCGATGATGGTTAAAGCGCGCGCCAACAAACAATTAAACAACACTATTAAGAAGGTGGAACATGAGTTCCGTCGTTCTAAACCGGATTCCGATGCGCAATTCATGTGGTTGCGCATCACGGACACCGACGAGCAAGAGTTCGAGTACGAGTTCGGCAGCCTTGGGGGGATGATGATTGAATTGCTTGGGCCAAGACTGATTGAAGCGTTTGAAGCGGCGATTAAAGACCTTTCGAAGGTAGTGATTGGCGAAGACAAAGACATGACTCTCTTGTGGGTTGAGGTCAAAGGCCATCTGAAACTCACCGAATGCAATGGCTTGCGGCTGAAAGCTAAGTAAAGCTGCCCCTTGCAGGGTTAGCCAGCAATCCCATCCTCCTCAAAACTAGGGGGATGGAAGCACAAAAGCCAGGCGTCAAGCCTGCAACCTCCAAGCAGGCAGCAAATACCCCCTCTCGTCAAAAGATTGACTGGGAGGCGGTTGAGCGCGATTTCCGCACGGGTCACTTCACTCTGCGGGAGCTGGAAGCAAAGCACGGTGTTTCATACGCTCAGATCAGCCGCAAAGCCAAGCAGCATGGCTGGTCCAAGGATCTCCGCGAGGTCATCAAGCAGGCCACTGACGCCGCCGTGTTACGCGAATCGGTAACGGAAGCGCAAAAAGATGCAACGGAGACGGTTCTCGCTGCGGCAGAACTCAACAAGACGGTGATTTTGGGGCACCGCAACGACCTGAAAGCCACGCGGGACGTGGCTGTCAGCCTGTTGCATGAATTAGGTAACGCTGCACTTTTGGCTGCCGAGCAGGAGCTTTTGGCCGAGATCATGGCGGGCGACGGCGCCGAGCCCCAGGATGTGGCGCGCATGCGGGCTGTGGTCAACAAGGCTCTGTCCGTGAACACCCGTATCGCCAGCGTCAAGCAGCTGGCCGATGCCTTTGACAAGCTTCAGGCGGCCGAGCGCCGGGCCTTTGGCTTGGATGAAAAGTCTGAGACGGTGGAAAACCCACTGACAAAGTTGCTTTCCCAGATTGGGCAGCGCAGCGCACTACCAGTGGTCGCCAATCCTGTTGATGAGGGCGCGGAATGAGCGTCAAAGCCATCCCGCTGGACTTTGTGCCGGGCAGCCCCGAGCAATTGGGCGCCTGTTTGGCTGACCCGATGTGGCGTGTGTGCTCTGGCCAGCTCTACAAGATCATGGTCAAGTCAGACGATGGCTCGGGCAGCGCGGTGCCGTTTCGGCCTAACCGCTCCCAGCGCCGGCTGATCGGCAAGCTGTGGAACCGCAATCTGATCCTCAAGGCGCGTCAGATGGGGTTTACGACCCTGGTGGCGATCCTGTGGCTGGATCACGCTCTGTTCAACGCCAATCAGCGCTGCGGCGTCATTGCGCAGGATCGCGAAGCTGCGGAGGGTATTTTCCGGGACAAGGTCAAGCTGGCCTACGACAACTTGCCGGAGGAGCTTAAGGCTGCGATGCCCCTGGCGCGCGACAGCGCCACTGAGCTTTTGTTCGCCCACAACAACAGCAGCATTCGGGTGGCAACATCCATGCGCTCGGGCACCATTCATCGACTGCATATAAGTGAGTTCGGGAAGATTTGCGCCAAATTCCCCGACAAGGCACGGGAGGTTGTGACTGGATCGCTGCCTGCTGTCCCAATTGATGGCATCACAATCATTGAGTCCACCGCAGAAGGCCGCGAGGGCGAGTTCTTCCGGATGACAGAGCGCGCAAAGGCCTTAGCTCAGTCTGGCAAGGAATTGAGTCAACGCGACTACCGGTTCCATTTCTTCCCTTGGTGGGAGGCCCCTGAATACCGCATCAACCCTCAACAGGTGTTGATGAACGACAAGGATCGGGAGTACTTCGACAAGATAGAGGCAGAAATCGGGCGGCCCATTGAAAGCGAGCAGCGCGCCTGGTACATCGGGACACGAGATGTTGAGTTTGGTGGCGACCCGGAGCTGATGTGGCAGGAGTACCCCAGCACCGCAGATGAGGCGTTCCAGGTTTCGACCGAGGGGACTTATTACGCAATGCAGCTTGCTGCGGCGCGCAAGGAGGGCCGCCTCACGACGGTGCCTTACACCCCAGGCGTTCCAGTAGACACATTCTGGGACATTGGACTGAACGACGAAAACTTTATCTGGTTCCACCAGAAGGTCGGCTTACGCCACTGCTTCATCCGCAGTTATGGCAATAGCGGCGAGGCTCCAGCTCACTACGTGGCTGAAATGCAGAAGCTTGGCTGGGTATGGGGTCGGCATTACCTACCCCATGACGGCAACGCCCGGCGCATTCAGGCGGCCACCACCAAAACCTACGCTGAGTTACTGGGCGACCTGGGGCTGAAGAACATTGAAATTGTTCCTCGCATTCAATCGGTCACCACCGGCGTGCAGATGGTCCGGAACGTCTTCTCTAATTGCTGGTTTGACGAAGAAGGTTGCTCCTCTGGCCTCGTTGGCCTGCAGAACTATCGCAAGGAATGGAACAAGCGCATGGGCGTGTGGGCTGACTACCCCCGCCACGACGCAGCCAGCAACCCAGCCGATGCATTTCGTCAATTTGCACAGGGATACCGCGAAATCTATGTGCGTGGTGAACGCCCTCAGAGTTGGCGTGACCGCTTGGGCGTTGGCCGCCGCAACAAAGGATCGGCTCAGGCCGCATAAACACCATGGCAAAACCAGACGACATTTCCGCAGAAAACTGGGCGCGCTATCTCTACGGCAAGGACCGTGGCCACACCCAATACACCGAGCATGCGATGCGCTGCTCTGGGATGTATCTGGGCGGTGGCGAGCAGTGGAGCCCAGAAGACCGCGCCATACTGGACTCACAAGGCCGGCCGCACTATGAGTTCAACGAGGTCATGCCCTCGATCAACAGTGCGATTGGCTACCAGATCCACAACCGGATGGACATCGTCTACAAGCCGCGCGGCGGCCAGGCGGACCTGGAGACGGCTACCACTCTGACGAAGCTGGTCAAGCAGGTCGCGGACTCCAACATGCTGCACTGGAACGAGACGCAGCTGTTCTCAGATGGTTTGATCGAGCAGCGCGGGTACTACGACCTGCGCATGGACTTCGACAGCAACATTCTGGGGGAGGTCGCCATCGAGGTTCTGGACCCAAGTGACGTGATCCCGGACCCAGATGCCAAGAGCTACGACCCTGACGATTGGGGTGATGTGCAGGTGACGCGCTGGCTGACACTGGATGAGCTCGAGCAGCGCTATGGCAGGAAAGCACGAGATGCTGCGGCTGACAGCAATGACGACGGCCCAGACTTTGGCGACATGGACGATGAGGCTGAGCGCAGCAAGTTCGGCATGTTTAGCCAGGCAAGTCTGTACGACGCCTATAAGACCGATGAGCAGGGATTCAAGCGCTTCCGCGTGATCGAGCGGCAGCGGTTCGTCTATGAGAACACTGCCTGCATCGTGCATCCCCACACGGGCGATGTTTTGGTAGAAGCCAACATGGCGGACGACACGATTGCCGATGCCCTGGCAAAGGGCGCTGTTCGTGCAAAGCGCATGAAGCGGCGCGTCAAGTGGGAGGTAACCACCTGGTGCCGCACGTTGCACAACGACTACAGTCCGTACGAGCACTTCACCATCGTCCCGTACTTCGCCTATTTCCGTCGCGGTCAGACGCGCGGCATGGTGGACGCCGCCATTGGTCCCCAAGAGGTGCTAAATAAGGCAGTCAGCCAGTTCGTCCACATCCTGAACAGTTCGGCCAACGGCGGCTGGATGGTGGAGGAAGGATCGCTGACCAACATGACCACCGAGGAGTTGGAAGATGTTGGTGCCCAGACCGGGCTGGTAATCGAATACGACAAGAACAGCAAGCCCCCGACGAAGATTGGCCCCAACCAGGTGCCCGCTGGCATTGACCGCATCATCGACCGCGCTGACAAGGCGCTAAAGGATGTGACTGTTCCCGATGCCATGCGCGGTAGCCAGGGCCCAGAGGTTTCAGGCATTGCCATCCAGTCCAAGCAATTTGCCAGCCAGCAGCAGCTGGCCGTGCCGCTCGACAACCTGGCCTACACCCGGCACCTTTTGGCCATCCGTCTGACCAAGCTCATTCAGCGCTACTACGACAGCTACCGCATCTTCCGCATTACCGAGATGGACCCGCTGAGTGGTAAGCCAACTGACGAGCTGCTGGAAATCAACAAGTTCGACCCGGACACCGGCAACTACATCAACGATGTGACCGTGGGGACCTATGACGTAGTGATCTCCGAGCAGCCAATGCAGGTCACCTTCGAGAACAGCCAGTTCCAGCAGGTGATGGAGATGCGCAACGCCGGCGTGCGCCTGCCTGATGCCACTGTCATCCGCTACTCTAACCTGGCAGACAAGTCGGAGATCCTAGAGGCCATGCAGAACACTCAGGGTCCTGTAGACCCCACCCTGCAGGCCAAGGCGGAGCTGATGTCCGCTCAGGCGCTCAAGGCCCGGGCAGATGCTGGTCTGTCGGAAAACAAGGCTGTCGGTGAGAACGCCAAGACGCAATACAGCACTTTCCAGACGGCACAGATCATCGAGATGATGCCTGGTACAGCCAGTACTGCTGATGGACTGCTGGGCTCTGCTGGTTACATCGACCACGATGCGCCGCCTATCGTCCCCGGCGCGTCAGGCGCGGACCAGGTGGCCGGGCTAGGCGCTCCAAGTGCTTTGGCTGAGCCAGTTTTACCGCCTGGTGCCGAGCAAAACACCAATCCAGTGCTTCCCGCAAACCCCGCTGTCGGAATGATGACGGGAATTAAAACCCCTGGGCCAGATGGCCTGCAACCTTGAAGGAGCCGACATGGCTAAGAACAGTATCTCTATGGCCGCCTCCGAGCGCGACTGGAAGGCAGAGGACGACATGCGCACCTTGGCACGGGCAGAGGAAATCCGCAAGGACCCGGTTCGCCTGAAAGCAGCAGTTGCCAAGGCAAAAGAAAAGATGGCCGAACTGGGCGCGCTGCAGGCCATGAAGCCGGGCACCAAGAGCTAAATGACCGATTTCGTAGACCACTGAGAGGAAAAGACCATGAACATGCTGTTGATCAAGATGATGAAGCGCCTGAACGAAGCCGGTGATGACGGCTCTGATGCGGGTGGCACTGCAACCGCCGAAGACCGTGGCGATGTTGTCGACCCAGAGTTGAATTCCAGCACGCTGGCAGCAGTGGTAGGCGAAGCAGGCGACCAGGGCGGCGCTGAAGAAGCGGGCGCTGCAGAGGCTGGCAATGAAGCTGGTACTGGCTCTGCTGGCAATGAAGCACCGGCGGATAACCATGAAGGCAGTGAGTCTGGTGAAGGCGCCGCTGGCGGCCGTTCAGCCGGCATTCCTCCCGCACGCTTCAATGAGGTGAACCAAAAGCGCAAGGAAGCTGAGACGGCTCTTGCAGAAGCACAGGCAGAAATCGAGCGTCTCAAGCGCGGCGTTGAGAAGCCTGCCACCCCAGCGCCTACACCTGCTGCCAATGCGCCGACGACCGCACCCGCAGCAGCTTTTGATGAAGACGCGCAAGAGCAGGCGTACGTTACTGCATTGCTGGAAGGTGACGCCAAGCGCGCCGCCGAGATCCGCAAGGGGATCAACGCCCATCTCCGCGCAGAGGCTGCCAACACAGCGATGCAGAAAGCAGAAGAGCAACGTCTGGCTGACCAACAGCAAGCCATCGGCCGCGCTCTGGCCGCCGAAACCGCTCTGACGGTTGAGAAATACCCGTATCTTGATACTCCAGAAGGCGCCGAAGCCGTGGAGCTGATTGTGGCCGCACGGGACGCCAAGATCGCAAAGGGTGTGCCCGCGCACGAGGCTCTGCGCGCCGCTGTTGCCATGATTGCCCCCAAATTCGCACCAGCGGAGTCTGCGGCAGCCCCTTCTAGGGTTTCAAAAGAAGAAGCTCAAGCGGCAGACTCTCGTACATCAGCTGCTATTGCACGCGGCGCGGCTGCATCAGTGGCTCAACCTCCCGCGCTCAATGGTGGTGTTGGTGATCGCGCAGCAGCCGGCAAGGTAAGCGTCGAGAAGATGACGGACGACCAGTTCGACCAGCTCTCTGATGCTGAAAAACGTCGTATGCGCGGCGATTGACCAGCAGATAGGCGGCAGGGCCTCACCCATCCTGCCGCCTCAACATGGGTGTATTCGTCTACTGGCACGACGTAAAACCGCCTGGCCCCTTGGCAGCCTATGCCATGTATCCGCAACAGGGCGGCGCATGTCCCGAACAAGTAATCACTTCTTTGGAGCATGTTATGCAGACGAATTTCGCGGGGCTCACCCCACAACAAAAGCTGGTCTGGTCGCGTGATGTCTGGTCCGCTGCCCGCGACCAGATGTTCATCAAGCGGTTCATGGGCACGAACCAGAACGCCATGATCCAGGTCATCAAAGAGCTGACCAAGACGGAGAAGGGCGAGAGCGCCATCATCCAACTGGTGGCTGACCTGGTTGACGACGGCGTCATCGGCGACAACGAGCGCGAAGGTAATGAAGAGGCTATGCAGTCGTATAGCCAGATCATCACCATCGACCAGCTGACCCACTCGGTGCGCAACAAGGGCAAGCTGGCCGAACAAAAGACGGTGATCAACTTCCGCGAGCAAGGCCGCGACAAGTTGGCTTACTGGCTGGCGGATCGCTGCGACCAGCTGGCATTCCTGACCCTGTCGGGCGTCAGCTACGCCTTCAAGTGCAACGGTGCCCCTCGCGTCGGCTCGCCATTCCCCAATCTGGCCTTCGCGGCTGATGTTAGCGCGCCAACCGCCAAGCGCTCGCTGATGTGGGATGGCACCAGCCTCCAGGTATCCAACACTGGGTCCATCACTTCGAGCTTCGTGCCGAGCTACAAGATGATCGTGGACCTGATCGCCTACGCCAAGGAGCACTATGTACGCCCTCTGATGGACGGCGGCAAGCAGTACTTTGTGCTGCTGGTGGCTCCAGGAACCCTGGCAGCCCTGAAGAAGGACCCCGACTACCAGCGCGCCGTGGTCGCTGTGGCGACCAAATCCGGCACCGACTCCCCATGGTTCACTGGCGCTACCGTGACCGTGGACGGCGCTGTGCTGCATGAGCACAACAAGGTGTTCAACACCAAGGGTGCTGCGGCTGGCTCCAAGTGGGGTGCAGGCGGCAACGTCAACGGCACCCGTACGCTGCTGTGCGGCGCTCAGGCCCTGGGCATGTGCGACCTCGGCGCACCGAACTGGGTGGAAAAGCTGTTCGACTACGACAACCAGCAGGGTATCAACGTCGACAAGATGATGGGTCTGCTCAAGCCCAAGTTCTATTCCATCTACGACAACAGCGTAGAGGACTTCGGCGCCATCGCTGTGGACCACTACCTGCAATAAGCAGGCTCACAGGCGGGGTCGTAAGGCCCTGCCTCTTTTCATCCCATTGTTGTTGTAAGGAGTAAATCATGCTCAAGAAAAATGCCGGTCGCCAGGAACTGATCGTGGCGTCCATGTTGGTCGGTTTTGGTGACCCCAAGGCCTATGGCACTGCAGAAGCCGCGATTGACCTGCCAGGTGGTGCAGTAATCGTTGGTGGTGATGTCACTGTGCTTACTGCCTGGAACAGCGCCACGACCGCAACCCTGAAGCTGGGCGATGTTGGCGATGACGACCGTTACACCGCAACCCCCATCGACCTGAAAACCGCCGGTCGTACCGAATTGACTGTGACTGGCTACAAGACGCCCACCGCACAGGCCATCAACGCACTGTTCGCGCAAACCGGTACAGCTGCTACTGCTGGCCAGGCCCGTGTGACGGTGCAGTATTTCGTGGAAGGCCGTTCGGCTTTCACTCAAGGCTGAGTTTCTCCTCAGTGGTCGGGCCGATAGGCCTTTTCCCCGGCAGCGTCAAACCTGCCGGGTATTTTGAAAGAAGACATCATGAAGTTTCGTTCTCCCACTGAGCTGGACATGCACATCAGCCTGACCAGCGGCCACACCACAATTATTACGGCCGAAGGCAACGAAATCCCCTCCATGTTCAACAAGGAGGCTATTGCTCGCGGTGCGACCCCCATCACTGGCGAAGAAGCGCTGGCAGCAGGCGTATCAGCAGATGGCCGTGCTCAACAGATCCAAGCGGCATTGCAAGCCATGGTTGACGGCAGCGATGAGGGCGACTTCACGGCTGACGGCAAACCCAACCTGGCCAAAGTCAAAGCTCGCCTGGGCTTCGCAGTGACCCGCGACGAGGTGGATGCAGCATGGGCTATCGTGGCTGACGCCGAGTAAGGCGGCCGAAATGACCATTGACGATTTCATCAACGCCTTTCGGACAGCAGTTCATGACAAGGCAGACCCACCATTTTGGGGGTCTGAGGAAATCGTCGGTTTCCTGAATGAGGCTGTGCAGGAGGCGTGCGAGCGCGCCAAGCTGATCGAGGATCGCACCACAGGCGCTGTCTGCACGCTATCAGTCATCACTGATCAGGACACATACCCGCTTCACCCGTCAGTGCTGGAGATCAAGCGCGCAGCTATTGGTGGACGCGTCATGTGCGAAACCAGTGTTGAGGCGCAAGACGAGGTAAGCATGAACTGGGAGCAGCGCTCAGGCCACCCCAGAAATTTCATTTTTGAGCCAGCAAGCGGTGCGCGTGCCCCGCAACTTCGTCTTCTGCCCAAACCAAGCGGCCCAGGCACTGTGTCGCTGACGGTGTATCGTGGCGCGCTCAAGCCCCTGAATGCCTGCTCGAAGGGGGAGTCGCCCGAGATCCCAGCCAGATTTCACACCCGTCTCATGCACTGGATGATGTACCGGGCACACCTTAAGCAAGACGCAGAGGCGTTTGACACTGTCAAGGCTGGTGAACACCTGGCTTTGTTCGAGCAAGCATTCGGGTCAAGGGCTGATGCCAACGTGCAGCGCAAGCACCGTGACCGCAGGCCTCCCATCGTCCGCTATCGCTGGTGAGGTTTCAAAGCGTGCCATCAAAGCCTAAGTCGAACGCCGCTGACCTGTTAAGTGGCCGCGTGTCCCAAATCCCTCTTGATACAAACCTCCAAGCGCCTCAACCAACCGTTTCAGCTGCCCAGCAAATGCTAGGTAGCATGCCGTCGTCACAGCTGGTGACGCCGGTGGCGCAAGATCTCGTAGGCAGGTCCATGGCTGGGGTGATTGGTGCCCCGGTCGATCTGGCTGCTATGGCGCTTGCTCCGTTTGGATATCAGCACCCAGCGCCCGTTGCTGGTTCAGAATGGATTGGCGCGCAAATGGAGAAGGCCGGTGCGATTTCTCCAATACGCAGGCCCGCAGCAGAATTGATGGCCAGTCTTGCCGCGCCGGCTGCTCTGCCAAAAGCTGCTGCAACAGCTGGTTTGGCGTTCATGGCTGCAATGTCTCCTGAGGGTAAGGCTCGATTGCTGGCTGATCTCACGGCGGGGAAGGGCAGTGGGAGCTATCGGCTCGGAGATGTAACTCCTGGCCAACAGAAGGCCCTACAGCGTCTTGGCACGCCGCCAACCGAGTCCCGCGACGTAATGATGACTGATGCGGCCACTGGGCACATGCTAGACCGGCGTGTGAATCTTGATGGCTTTTCCCCTGAAGAGGTCGTCCGCTTCGCTGAGCAGGCCATGCAGCCACGATCAAGCGCTTGGGTTGATCCAGCGGCGAAAGCTCATAAGCCTGCATTGTCCAACAGCGGATTGCGCGATCCATTAACAGGCAGGTCTTACACAGCGCATATGCCAATGGCGCCAAACGGCGAGTCACTGGATGTTGTGACGGTCATTCCGAGAGGACTCCCCGCCAGAAAGACAAAAGCCCCTGAATAGGGGCTTCGTCTGGACAATTCTGAAGGGGGTGGTTCCGAACTCCACCTCTCGTACATTTTGGTCAAAAAGGCCAACATTGACAGGGCACAATCAGATCATCACTTTCAGCGTCATTTCGCTGACAGTTGTATTGTCGCACAATGCCAAAAACAAATAAAGCCCTCAGAAGAGAGCTTTAGATGGGCCGTTTACTCCAGGGTGGCTCCTACTTCCACCTCTCGTACTTAACAGCCATTGCTGACTGCCATTGACGCCGCACAGAGAAAACAGCACTTCTGGCGTCCGTTACGCCAACGCTGCAATTTTGGCACAGTCACGGAAAACAAAAAAGCCCTATTGCTAGAGCTTCTTTGGGCCTTCTAGGAGGGGACGGGGCCGATTTCCGTCTCTCGTACTTTCACAGTCCGTGGGGACCGCCATTAACACTGCACAACCTAGCTAGCACTGCCTGTCTGGGACACGGTCAGTCAATTATGCCCCCTACAGGGTTAGACGCAAAGTCAGCCCGCATCCACACTGTAGCTGTACTCAAACAGGTGGATGCAATGGCAATCATGAACGACGAAGAGCGAGCCCGGGCGCTTAGCCAAATCCCACAGGACAGCTATCAGACCCCACGAGCAAACTCATTCGGCGACAGCGCTGCCGCCCAGAGTAATCCCTCCGTTCAACTGCGCCCATCTGCGGCTTTGGCCTCTGGCCCACTCTCGCGCATCGCTGCGCCACTGAACGCGCCAAGCCTGTCGGCTCCAGCACCCGCCGCCCCGCCATCCGCATCCAGCCGGTTGTCAACTGTGGCGCGCAATGGCAACGCCTACTCCGGCGGCAACATAGGCGGTGATGTGTCGGTCAACGGTGCATCTGCAAGAGGTGGCTACGTAGGCGCCGCGCCTTCTCCCGCTACTGCTTCTTCACCTCCAGTGGCCCAGTCGGCAACAGGATCGGCCTTCAATGCCATGAACACGCTGCCATCGGCGGCTGGCGTGCAGCAGATTTCCGCACCTCAGGTGTCAAACAGCTCCAATGATTTTGCAGCGCGCAAGCAACTGGAAAATCTGGCTACTTCGGCCAGCAGCATCACCAACACAGCCAAATGGGGCGGTTGGCAGCGTGGTGAAGTGCCGCCTGCTGTTGCTGCATATCAACAGGCCCTGGGCACTGACGCGGCCCTCCAGCAGGCCCAGCCCCGGCTTGAGCAGGCCGCACTGCAGGGGAACGTTGACCTGCAGCAGACTGGAATGCGGGAGCAGGGCGCAGATGCGCGTTCGCGGCTTTCGAGCTACACCGATCTCAGCCAAGCACGGCTTGCGGGTCAGGATGCAATGGCGCGCACGCAGTTGCAAGAGACTGGAGCAAATCAGCGATCCCTGCTGCAAACGCTTGGCGGCATTCAAGAAGCCGAGCTTCGCTCCACGGCTGCCAAGGCGCCGCCAACAGGCTATCGCACGCTCCCCAATGGAAATCTGCAGGCCATTCCTGGCGGTCCTGCTGACTTGTCAGTGAGTAAAGAGGGCCAGCAGCAGACGAAAGATACGCAGGATGTGTTCTCGATCCTGGATCAGGCGCGGCCGCTGCTGGATACGGCAACGGGAAGCTACGCAGGCGCTGCAGCCGACCAGGTGGCGCGCGCTTTTGGCGTCTCGACTGAGGGTGCACAGTCAGCTGCCCAACTCAAGGCTCTGCAGGGCGCACTGGTCTCAAAAATGCCCAAGATGTCCGGCCCACAGTCCGACAAGGATGTGCTGCTGTACCGAGAGATGGCGGGCCAAATTGGAGATCCAACGATCCCGGCTGACCAGCGTCGGGCGGCCATGAAGACAGTTGAGGATCTCAACCTCAAATATCTGCCTGTAGCCTCTGACGCTGCGGCATACCAGGCGCTGCCATCAGGTTCCTATTTCAAGACCGCTGACGGTTCGGTGCGGAGGAAGCAGTAATGGCCAATCCCTGGGATAACGACGAGATCATCCGTCCTGCTCCTACGCAGCCTGCAGCTGCGCCTGCTACTGCTGCTCCACCTCCCGCCATCTATGAGCCTCAAGCCACTCAAGCCCAGCCGGATAGCGCGCCACAAGCGCAAGCAGCTGCAGCGCCAAGCGCGCTGGCTACAGCGCCTGCTGCGAATCCCTGGGACAACGATGTTGTAATCCGGCCCGCACCAGGTGCAACGGCTGCAGCTCCGGTTGCTGGTACGCCAGCCTCTGCGCCCGCCGGCGAGGCTTCGTTTGTCGACAAGGCGGTGCGAGGCATCGGCCTGGGCACTCGTAGCTTGGCGCAAGGCCTGGCCAGCGTCCCGGCGATGGTGACTGACAACCTGATTGCCAAGCCGCTGAACGCTGCTGCTGACGCCGTGATGGGTGAAGGCAACGGCCCGCGCCTGCAGATGCTCAAGGAGGCCACGGGCAACCTGGCTACGCAGGTCGGACTGCCGCAGCCCGAAACGGCCAGCGAGCGCGTGGCGCAGGACATCGTTGAGGGTGGTGCAGGTTCTGTTGCAGGTGTTGGGGCTGGCGGACTCCTGGCCCGCGCTGCATCTCCGATTGTCTCAGCAGTTGGGCAAGGCCTGGCTGAAGGTGTAGGGACGCAGATCGCCAGCGGCGCTGCTGCTGGTGCTGGATCTGGTATCGCCCGTGAGAATGGCGGCGGCGAGGGTGCGCAACTGGCCGCCGGACTGGCTGCAGGCCTGTCGCCCACCGTGGGCGCCTTCGCTGGCAAAGCTGCCATTCGCGGCGCCGTGCGCGGCGGTGAAGCGGGCCGCCAGCAGATGGCCGACAACATCAAGACCTTCGAGGAATCTGCCGGCATCACGCCCACCCTGGGCCAGGCCACCCAGTCACGCGGCATCCAGGCCGCCGAGACAGCTCTGGCCAACGTGCCAGGCAGTTCGGGTCTCATGGCGCGCCGAGGCGAACAGCAAGCTCAAGCCTTGCAGAGTGCTGTGGAAGACATCACCCAAAAGCTCTCGCCAAATGCCAATGGATGGGGGGCGGGCGAGGCCATCGCCAAGGGCGTGGAAACGTTCAAAAACAACGTGAAAACCGTGCAAAAGAACCTGTACGACAAGCTGGATGAGCACATTCCGGCGAACACCATGATCTCGTCGGATAGGACGCGGGCCGCGCTGGAGGATCTGAACGCCGGCATTGACGGCGCCCCAGCGCTCTCAGAATGGTTCAAAAATGCTCGAATCCAGGGCATCGAGGGCGGCCTGCGCAGAGACACCACTGACCTTGCGGCCATCCTCTCCCGCCCCGGGGTGCGAGATCAGGCCAATGAACTGCGCGGCAGGCTGCAGGCCCAGGCCGCACGCATCGAGGCTGAGAATGCCGAGCGGTCGCTTCTGGGCATGAACAATCTGCAGCCCGTGATGACGCCGGAGCAGATCGAAGCGCGTGTCCAGGGCATGCTCACCAGCAAAGTGGACGGTCAGCTTCCCTATGAGTCGCTGAAGAAGCTGCGCACGCTGGTCGGCCAGGAGATCAGTGAGGGCGGATTGACGGCCGATGTGCCCCGCAGCAAGTGGCGCGCTCTGTACGCTGCGCTCAGCGATGACCTGGGCACTGCCGCAGAGGCTGCTGGCCCAGCAGCTCAGCAGGCCTGGAACAGGGCCAATCAATACACCAAGGCCAGTATCCAGCGTCTGGAGCAGCTGGAGTCTGTGGTGAACCGCGATGCGCCGGAGAAGATTTTCAAGGCTGCTACCAGCGGCCTATCGGACGGCGGAACTCAGATCAACCGCGTCATGAAGTCCATGCCAATCGAGAACCGCCGTGAGGTGGCCGCTGCGGTGCTCCAGCGCTTGGGCCGGGCCCGCAACTCCGCTCAGGATGAGATGGGCGCAGCATTTAGCCCTGAATCCTTCTTGACCAACCTGGCCGCAATGTCGGCGCCGGCGCGCACCGCGTTGTTCGCCAATTCCGGCTTCCCTGGTCTGCGCCAAAAGGTGGAGCAGATGGGCAAGATGGCATCCCTGCGCCGTGAGGGAGCCCAGGTGTTTGCGAATCCCAGTGGGACCGCACGGCAGGCGGGGCTGCTGGGTAGTGTTGCTGGCGTTATGTCAGCCATCGCCACAGGCAATGTGGCCGTTTTGGCCGGACTGGGGGCGACCGCTGCAGGCGCGCGGTTAGTAGGAAGCTGGGCCACAAACCCGAGACTGGTGAAAAGCTTGGCAGACACAACCCTCTTGAACCCCGCAACTCCGGCCGCAGCGATCAACGTAGCAAATCAAGCCGCCCAGACAGAGCAGCCGACCTTCAGAAACCGCATTCGCGCCGGTGCCGAAGCTAAGAAGCTTGGATTGCAGGTGGTTGAGGTGCCTGGCGGCTGGCGGCTGGCCCCTAAGTAGGCTTGAGCTGTATTGCGAATTAGATAAAAATGTGATAACGTTCGAATTACGTTGTTTTGCTTAGTAATCGACACAACACTGCCAACTGCAGGGCAGGCCTTAGATGGCGGAGCGTTTCCGCTTCTAGGGCCATCACACATGCTGATTGGAAAAGCCGGGAATTGTCCTAATGCTCAGGACTCACCGCCCCGGTATAGAGCAACCAGTCAGCAGTTGTGATGAAGTAAGGCGCCAGTAACCACTGCTTCGGGAGGTGGGTAGCCTGGATATTTATCGACGGACGAACTTGGCTGTGCACGGCTGGGGTAGTCGCTGGAACCGTCACCAGCAGCCCGAACTATCACGCATGCCAGTTGGCCAAAGAGGATCGCAGACCTCAGGGCTTCATCCAACTAGCTGGCAGTCGTGATGGTGTAGCTCAACAGGCAGAGCGCCGTGCAGTAGCTCGGAAGTTGAGGGTTCGACTCCCTCCGCTACAAGTGGGTGCAAGCCCCAACAACCAGTCCGAGGGGAAGGGCCTCGGCACCAACAATCCTTCATGAGGATCATCTTCTAGGCGGAATGCGCAATAGCGATGCGCGTGACTTGCGATCTTTGGATTAGAGCGAGGACCGCCACCAAAAGCTGGAGTTCGCTACCAGCCCGCCTAGAAGATGGTCAAGCAGCAATGTAGGTCCGGGCGTAACCGGGCGCCATCCGTTCTTAGCCTGTCACCCATGTGGTGAGCGGGTATCGAGGGCCATTCCCTGTAGCAGGGCGTGGCCCTTGTCATTTCTTGGTGCTTGAACGCGGATTAGGGTGTAAGGCAAAAGAACCGGCTAGACCTCTCTGATTGAGATAAGTGGTCGATCTGGCGAATAATTACCCTTGCGAGGTATTAATGTATTATTTGCCAGATGAATTTTCTTGAAGGAATCAAGCGCATCTTTCTCTTGGGGTCGCTTGTCATTACTATTGCTGCGGGTGCACTTGGTTGGGCCGTTGGGAGTTCCAGATCGCAATGCAGGGTTCAAGATCCGAACATTCAACTAGGTCAACCTTCTCTGCCAAGTCAGTCAGCAAAAGATGCAAATCCCTGGGATAACGATGTGTTGATAAGGCCCGCGCCTGGTGCACAGCTTGCGGCATCTGCTGCTTGCTTGAAAGACCCCGGGCGCAGTAAAACGGGTGCCGCTTATGCGGTTTTCTCTGCGGCAGTTTCAGCGGTAATTTTGTTTGCGATTTGGCTGATGATCCGTTGGGTGTTTGCGGGATTTTTCCCAGACTCACGTAGAAAGTAACACAGGCTAGCCGATTGCCTCAGCGGCCAAACATCTGCGCGACCCCAAGGATAAATAGCCCGATGCCGCCAAAGATCAACACCAAGCCAATAATTGCCTGCAGCCCGCCCCAAAGCATGTACCTATCTTCCTTATCCTTCACCTGCTGATCAGCACGGCGCAGAAGCTCCATGTTCTCCAGGTAGGTAGGTGGGCGTTTGAGGGGGTCGAACTTGGCCATGGGCCAGATAATACCCCAGGAGGCCAGAAAGGTGCTAATTCGGTCCTGCGCCTTGGACCAGAGCCCGGCCTCCATGTGCTTGGCCGCAAGGAATAGGGCGCCCTCAAGTTCTTCCCGCGTGATGGCGCCGTCCAATAGCAAACCCTCTCGGATTAGCCGGCCCCGTGTGGCAAGAAACGCCTTCTGCCAGGCGCGATCAGGTCGCAGCGTGCCGGTCTGGTAGCAGATCAACTCCTCTGCCGCATAGGCCGCGATCTCGTCCGATTCCTGCCGCGCCGACAACTGGTAGTTGCCTTTGCCATCCACGTAGGTCTGCCGAATATGGGCCTGCAGCTGCCGCAATCCCTCATCCCCCGACTTCGCCCCGTTCTGAATGCCGCGCATGAAGGTTGGCCACTCCGCGCCCAGCCATTTACGCATGCCGTAATGGCCGACGGCTTCGTGCGCAAGGGTCTGGACGACGGTGTTAGGCGCCTGCTGAGCAACGACGTGCACCTCGCCCCGATAGAACAGTCCCCGGGCATCCTCTGGAGCAGGCACGGGCAGATGGCGGGCCGTTGGCGCGATGTGCACCTTAGGCCCGCGCTGCCAGCGCGAGGTGAACCAGGTGGTGATGGTCGAGGCGTAGTTCGGGGGCATGATTAGGCAGAGATCAGCTTGCAGTAGCCTTGCTCAGGGCTGCCGAGTTTTGGGTGAAGGCCATGCAGGGCGCGACGAATGCCCACGACATCAGAGAACTGCTGGCTCAGGGGGTGGAATAGATTTTCCAGACGGTCAATGCGCTCGGCAATGTCGTTGGACTGGGCCGCAGGCATGCCGAGGTTGAAGCCCTGCTTGCGAAGCACTGCATTGACCAACGGCATCAACTGCGCCGGCGCTACACCGCTGCCAGTCTCAACTTGTTGCGTGAGCTCCTCGATGGTCGCACTCAGGGTGTTCTTGTCGACTTGACCCTGCTCAATCAACTCCCACTCCGCAGTGTGGCGAGCGATGATGGAAACCGCCTCGCTAAACTCATGCCGAGGAATTTCGCGGTATGGCACCTTGAAGTGAGCCTTCAGCTTGCTCCAGCCCTGCAGCATCATCTTGCCTTGCAAGCGCTTGGGCATGCGATCCACCGCGTCCTTCAACATCAGGCGCAGTTTCTCTGCTTCGTCTTTTGACAAGACATCGCCAGGGTTAACGGAGTACAAGGCGCGCGGGTTGACTGCAACACCATCGTTCCAATACTGCCACAGCACCTCGTCGCACTCGTTTTGGTACTGGATCACCCGGGCACGTACTTCCGGGTTTTTAACTTTGCCAGGCTCAATCGTCGTCAGCCATGCCGCCACTTTCCGGACTGGAATACAAGTCAACTCACGAGTCTTGCCGTCTGCCGATCCAACCATGGTCGAGTCGACCATGGTTGCTGCAGGTATAACCAACTCGGTGATGCCCCAGCGTGCTTCGTTCGCAGTCATCTTTCGGTGCTGGCTCTTCCAGTCCAGGCCCATGGCAGAAACTATGCGCTTCATGGGCGTGTACGGCTGCCCGTTGTGTTCCACAACAAACAGTTCAGCGCCATGGAAAGGGACAGTGATTGCGCGCACGGCGGCGACTTCGGTACAATCTGACATGTTGATTCCTTCTGTGAGAAGTGGGTTTTTGACACTCGACGCCTCTGGACTCCTACATCCAGGGGCGTTTCCTTTTTCAGGCCGGCTTTGCATTGCCTGCCTCCTGCGCCTTTCGGCTCTCTTCCAGTCTCAGCACCAACTCTGCAGTGACGCTTCGGCGGGCTGTGAGAGCTTGCGTTTTGAGCCACTCTTTCAGCTCCACTGGCAAACGCACATTTGTTTGTTCGTCATTCCGTGCCATCTAGAACTCCTTTCGTATAGCACGGTGCTAATGTAGCACCGTACTAGCCAGTTTGCAAGCACCGTGATGCAATAATTGCGTATGGCACGTACTGACCCACAACTCAATTTCCGAATACCAGCAGAACTTAAGGAACGCTTAGAGGTCGCTGCCGCTAACAATAAAAGAACCTTGACGGCTGAGCTCGTAGATCGTCTTGAATCCAGCATGGCTCCACAGCCTCAAGCACAGCCAAGTCAGGGGCCACAATTCCAGATGGTGAATTCAGGGGTGCAGTTGGCAGACATGGCCGCCAAACTGGTTCTTATCGAAAAGCCGGACGTAAAGAGTGCTGACTCGTTCGAGTTGCTGGTCAAGACGCTTGAGGCAACTCTTAAGGTGGGCCAAGTTGCACCTGGCGCCGACCCCACTGAGGCACATGGTGAACTGGATGGCGTGGCAGAAGCGCTCATCAAATTTACCGAGAGGTGGATCGAGTGGGTTGATCCCGAAAAGGTCCGGCCTGAGTACCGAGATGTTTTAGAGCGCTTCGCGGGTGACCTGGATAAATCCAAGAAGTAGCCATCCAGCCCTCTCCGGAGGGCTTTTCTTTGACAAGGGAGAACGAATGGACGCAGCAGTCTGGGGAATGATCGGAACGTTGGCAGGCGCTGTGGTTGGTGCAGCGGCCAGTATCGGCGCGACTTGGAGAGCCAGCACTGTGTCGTACCGAATGCATGACGACAAGCAGAAGCAGGAGCGTATTGAACGAGCCAAGGAGTTTCAGCGGACCACGCTGCTAGATCTTCAAGATGCGCTATACGACGCGGTCCGAATGTGCGGTAGGGCTTATTACGAAGACTTCGTAGCCTACAAATCAGGGACTGCATGGGGGAAGGGGCGTTTGACCGAGGAGCTCAGCGCTGGATTGTTGGCTTCGAATCGCCGGGTTTCGATACTGATCGAGCGTATAGAGCATGCGGAGTTAAGGTCAGAAGTGAAAAGTCTGACAGCTCAGATGTCTGCTCTAACAATGCAAACTGAGAAAGAGGACGCAGATTGCATGAAAATCGAGATGGCTCAGAAATTCGATGTTTTAGTGGAAAAGATTGGCTCTGTCCTCCGCAGCTACTACTGATTGCGCCTGGCACCTCAATTACACGTCCACATGTTCCCCTGCCGATAGCAGGCCTGGCCTTGGGGCCCGGTCATGAAATCCTTGCTGACCTGCTGGTAGCTGCCGCCCTTGTTGTCTGTGCAGGTGCCGCCGCTGCAGAAAGGAAGTTCGGTGGGTGGAACACGGCTCAGCTTCTCGCGGGCAATTTCAGCCTTTTCTTCCCGGGTTAGGGAGCCCCTGGAAGTGATGGTGCTCTGCACGCCGGCATTGCGCTCGGCTAGGTTTTCCTCGTAGCTCTTGTGCTGCGATCCGGGCGAATACTGCTGATAGCGCGCTGCCTCCATGCGCTTGGCTTCTTCGCGGCGGCGCTCCTTTGCACGCTGCTCTTGCTTGTTAAGCGTGGCCTCATACGCTCGCAGGTCGTCGCTGTAGTTCTCCTCCAGGCTTTTCTTGCGGACCAGCAAGGCCCCGCACGGCTTGTCGGAAAGTAGAAGCCTGCCGTTCTCGTCGTCGCATTTATAGATCTGCGCCTGCGCTGCGCCGGCAGCAAAAATGCTGCATGCCAAGAGAGCTTTTGCTGCGAGCATATCGATCCTTTGGACGGGAAACCTGTATCAGGTACGTTACAGCATAGCAAATCATTGGGTGACCCTTGCAGGGTTAGCGGGGAAGGCAGGGCACGCCGAAGATGCACAAAAGCCGCCTCGTCGGGCGGCGTGGAGGATGGTGATGAATGTTATGAACCAATCAAACGACCAAAATACTGCATTGATGGACCGCGCCAGAATGCTGGTTGGACTCTCTGAGTCATTGGGTCTGACTCTCGATAGCAGCGGGGGGGCACAGCTTGCGAACGCAATCAAGGCGGTGAGAGCGGAGGCGGGTACAACCTCTCAGTCCAGATCTAACCCAGTCGCATCGGCAATCTGATTCAGCATTCGCTGCCTCTTCATTGCTTGATTATTAATAGAGTCGGAGACTCGGATCAATTCCGCGTTCAGGCTGCGAACGCTCATGTCATCGAAGCGTTCGCCGTCCTCAGGGATGTGAACGATTAATGTGCGATCTTTTCCGGAAAAGGTCAGATCTCCATAGTCGATCAGTGCAATAAATTCAGGTGTTAGATCCTCATCGACATTGAGCGCAATCTGTTTCTCAGAAACCGTTTTCTCGCCATTGAGGGAAATGACTTGCATAGCGTTAGCCTTCTCGGGATGGAATGGTTGAAGCAGTCATCCTATCCAGTGCTCCTTACTCGTATCTGTCAGCCCCCTCCAGGGTTAGGAGTCAACATCACACCCGTGAACACTCATGGGTATGCAATCGACCCCAGCAACTGACCACCAGGCCGCAGCCAGAAAGCGGGGCAGGTAATGCCACGCACGGTAAGCCTCGGCGCCATTCTGGGCTTGAACAATCGCCTGCCACCCACACGCATGGAGGTGGCGCTCCCCAACCGCACCACGGCCGCGTGGCTGCAGGTGGCTAAAAACATCGACCTGACCAGCAATGGATTCATCCGGCGCCGGCGCGGCGCTGCCGCAAAGCTGGTGGGTAACTGCCACTCCGTGTGGGCAGACAAGGCTGACGCGTACATGGTGCGCGAGGGTGATTTGGTGCATCTCAACGTCCGCAGCTTGGCTCAGACCACGGTGCAGGCGGGAGTGGGCCAGGCCCCTCTCCAGTACGTCCGCTTGCCCGACGGCATGGTGTATTGGACCAATGGCAACCAGATCGGGCGCTTGGCCGGTGCATCGGCGCGCAGCATTGCAACGCCTGTCCCCAACCCTGTGCCCGTAGCCAGCGCCACCGGTGGCAGCCTGCCGCCTGGCCGCTACCAAGTTCTGTTCACCGCCCTGGGGCCTGATGGTGAATCGCCAACGACCGAGCCCCAGTCCATCCACCTGCCAAACGGTGGCGGTGTTGCCATTGCGGGACTGACCCCCAACACCTTGGTCTACGCCACGGGGCCAGATGGCGAGATCTTCAACGAGATTGCCCCCGGCGACTACCTGAGCCTGGGCAACACGGGCGCTGCATGCGGCACCCTCATGCACAAGACCATGCCGGCGGGCCGGGCCATCGCCCACTATCGCGGCTCTCTGATGATGGGGCGAGGGCGCTTCGTCTATGTGAGCGAGCCCTACGAGTACGGCCAGGTGAACCTGGGCCGGGCCTTCATCCCGTTCCCCGGCGAGGTCTCGGTCATCGCGCCATGCGAGGACGGCGTCTACATCTGCGCCGACAAAACTTATTGGATCGCTGGCGACCCGCTGAACTCGGCCCCCGTGGTGGTGTTGCCCTTTGGCGCCATGCCTGGCTCTCTCGCCTATGACCCCAAGGAGCAGGCCAGCTACTGGCAAAGCGAGCTGGGTGTGATTGTGGCCAAGCCAGGCGGGATTGTGGTCGCGCCCCAGGATGACGCGCTGCAGTTTGGCAGGGCTGAGTCAGGCGCAACGCTGGTACGGGACCAGGACGGCGAGACCCACATCATTGCCGCCCGGTTTGATGTTGAAGAACTTCGAGAGGATTGAACCATGTCTTTGAACTTCCCGGCCCAGGGCCGCGACTATTTGATGGATGTCGGCGTCCACGGCGGCACGCAGGTGCCCACCTGGTACATCGCATTGTTTGAGGGCGACTACGACTCTCAAGAGGACGACACGGCGGCCAACATCGGCAGCCGGGCGACGGAGATCACGGCCTATGCCGAGTCCACCCGGCAGGAGTTCAAGGAAGCGGCAGCCACTGGCGGTGCAACCAGCAACTCCGGCGGGGTGGCAACTGTCACGCTGAGCGCGCAGAAAGCTGTCTCCGGCTTCGCCCTGATGTCCAGCGCGGGCAAGGGATCGAGCACCGGCATCTTGCTGTGCTACCAGCGCCTGCCATCGCCCCGCACCTATGGCCCGGGCGACGTGGTCAAGATCCCGGTGAGCCTGTTGCTCGCCAACGCCGTTTAACCCGAACCCCAAGGAGCGTCACATGACGGTTAGTTTTTCCACTGGATACCGCAATGCTGCAGCAGGCGCTGCGCTGAACGCACTGCCTGCAGAACACATCATGAGTGGCTGTGTCATCATGATTTACGCAGGCAGCATCCCTGCTTCGGCCGACGCCGCGCTCGAAAGCGCCACGTTGCTAGCCACCTACAGCCTCAATGGTACGGGTGATGCCTTGGGTTGGAGTGCTCCAGCCAATGGGTCTGTGTCAAAAGTTCCTGGTGAGAATTGGTCTGGCATTGCGGTGGCATCCGGAACTCCGTCGTTTTTCCGCTACCAAGCGCCGGACGACGATGGCGCCTTGAGCAACACCCGCATCCGCATGCAGGGCAAAGTGGGCTTGGTGTCGGACCCGAGCGCCGATTTGGCGCTGAGCACCATGGCGATCACCAATGGCGCGACTCAGACCATTGACGCTGCAAGCGCCACGGTGCCGGCCAGCATGTAAGGGCGGCCATGACGCTGTTGGTAGATGCTGACTTTGGCGGGCCTGCAGGCAGCCGCATTGCCGGGCGCAATGCGGGGGTAGGCGCTGAGCTGCCGTGGGTGAGCGAGTGGGGCGACCCAACGCCGCTCATGGATGGCGTTGGCAATGTCGTGCAGGAGGCGGAAAGCCGCGATGCAATCCTGTCAATGCCGCCAACCATGTTCACCGGCCCGTTCACGTTGGCCCTGCGCTTGGCTGCAGTCAGCAGCGGAGACCACAACCTCAATGTAATCACGGTGAGCATGGGTGGGTTTGATGTGTTTTTGATGAACGCATCAGGCAGCACCACGGACATCATTGCCGGCGCCACTTGGGCAGGCATCGCGACTGTGCCGAACGCTGCGGGCAAGCAGATATGGTTTGCCTTTGATCCGGTTGAGATGCGGATCGCCATTGGTGTCGGGGAGGAAGTAGGGCTGGAAGATGATGTCATCGCCAGCGCCTATGGCTCTATGTACTTTGACAACACCAAGGTCAAGCTGAACATGTACCCGCTGCAAGAGGGCTCCACCACCGTCAAGCTCAGTAATTTGAAGGTAGATGGCATCGGGTCCCTCAACTCGCCCGATTTCTGGACGGAGTTCGCGGGCACACGCGAAGTGCCCTGATGGACTACAGCAAGTTCCCCCACCACCGGGGCATGCCCCGCAGCCTGCAGGGCGAGCGACAGGCCAGGTTTCTGGACACCCTGGGCGCGCCGGCACTGCACCATGCCAACCTCGATGGCAGCCGCTCGTCCAAGGTGGGCGGGCGTCTGTATGTCGATCCGGCGCAAGACCAGGCAGAGGATGGCTACTACAGCGCCGGGGCTGTGGGCAATGGCTCCATCCATGTGGTGGCCAGCCCCACGGCCTCGGGCGCGTTCCTCGATCGCGGCGTTTTTGGCAACTCGGTGGACTACGTGAACACCGACATCCGGCAGATGTTCTACTACGGCGCGGGGCTTGGCGCCATGATCCGGGTGGCCTACCGGGGCACGACGCCGGATTTCAACGGCATGCCATCCATTGTGGCGGGCGTGTCCGTGCACAAGACGCCCAACGGCCGCACCTTTGAGCAGGTCTACGAAACCTACGCCTCAGTGCCCTATGTTTCCTCCACGCGCTCCTACAACGCGGCCATCTTCGCCACTGGGCCCACGTTGGTGCGCCAGGGCGTGGTGGGGTGGCGCTACATGGGCCTGGGCGCCGTGCAGTTCCTGGACGGCCAGTACCAGTTTGTCTACATCGTGGATGACGGGATCTCCCGGGGCTATGGCAACACTGTGACCATTGCATGGCAGCTGCCGCTGCTGTTTGAGGCCTGGTCCACGGCGCCCGAGCAGCGCTTTGCCCTAGGCAAGTACCTGCGGCCCGAATACAGCCAGGCCGGGATGCCGCACCCGATCAATGTGGCCGCCTGCCCAGGGGTGGATTTTCAGTTCTCGGACGACTCGGGCATGAACTGGGTGCGCGCTGCGGGGCTGCCGGTGATGGCCGAATTCACCGAAACCGCCTTGGCGCTGCAGGCCGACTCGGTCCCTGCTGCAATAGCTTTCAATACGGCGGTCAACTGGGTGCATGTGAATGTGGCGCCGGTCTCCAAGCGCTATGCCGTGGCGATTATCTCGGTGCCCTACATCGAGGTGGATGCCAGCCTGCCCACCGGCTACCGGGTGCATGCCAAGGTCAAGCTGGCCCGGATCGACCACGAGGAGCGCACCATCGTGCAAACGGCGGTGCTGCACGATTTCGTGTCCTCCGGGGCCGAAGACTGGGACAGCGGCGCGGAGAATGCTGCCGCGTTCGCCAATGGCGGCTGCGTGCCTATCGCCGGTGGCGCGCTGTTCGTGCTGCGCCCGCCCGGCCAGGCCGACTACCGCGACAACGCGGCCGTGTGTCTTTTCACCACCGATGGCTATGACCTGCAGTACCAGCTCAGCACTGGCTGGCCAGGCTGGCAGGTAGGCATCCCCTTTGCCATTGATGAACGGACCCTGGCGCTGCCCGTGTTCAGGGCCGAGCCCGTCCTGGTGGAATCGGGCGGCGCGGTAGCGGCGTTCGGGCAGGGCTACACGCTCATGCAATCCACGGATCTGGGCGCGACCTGGAAGCAGCGCGCTGTGCTCTCGGTGAACGCGCCCGCACCAGTCAAGCAGCTGGGCGTGTCCTACCTGCGCGACTTTGCCAGCATCACCCAGCTGCGCGCTGCCAGCTTCGCGGCCAATGCCACCCCAGGCGCCCCCTGGATTTCTGATTCACGATACCCAGCGCCCAGCGCATAGGAGCAAGCGGTGGCCAATTCACTGATCAAGGAAAAAATCTACGTCCCCGGCGAGCAGGGCCAGGCATACCGCCCAGCCCGGCCAGCCCGCGACATCTTTGTCGACACCATGGTGTGCGGCATGCGCCCTGTCACCAAGAACGTGCCAGGGCGTTACAAGTATGTGACCAACCAGGCCACCGGCCAGGTCTCGGCCATCTTCGTGCCGGACAAGAAGACCGGCACGGTGACGCTGGTGAGCGAGACGGAGATGACCTACGCCTGCTGGGTGGAGAAGGTGATGGTGCACCTGCCCGCCGACCCGGGGCAAAAGGCGGTGACCGCCCGCGCGCCTGGCTGGGACTACGCGCTGGGCTGGGAGAACGGAGCGCGCTCGCTGATGTTCGTGACTGGCGATGCTTCGGCCACCTTCCAGGGCCGGGCCAGCCTCATCGGTGCGGTGGTAGGGCTCAATGGCTACGAGGACCCGGTCCAGTACACGGGCCTCACCACCGCTTACGGCTTCTACCTGGCCAAGGGCCTTGCCAAGGTGATGGAGCTGGGCGAGGCCAAGACTGGCGCGCGACCCTACACCGATGCCACCGTGTTCAAGATCGAGCGCTTGGATGGCGTGGTGAGCTATTTTCTCGATGATGAGCTGGTTTACACCAGCACTGCCACCGGCAGCACCCAGCCGCTCTGGTTGCAGGCCTGCCTGTATGCCGGGGACGATGAGATCTTCAATCCGGTGCTCAACCAGCTCTCGCCACCGGACACGAGCCCTGTGACGGGCCAGCTCACACTGCGGCTGCCGCCTGCCAATGTCGCCTTCGACAAGGGCCAGGTCCTGCGCCTGGTGTTGGGCGAGGCCAAGCCTGCCATGTCGTTTGGCAAGCTGGCTGCGCCATCGTTCGCATTGCTGAGCCTCACCCTGCCACCGGTGCTGCCGTATGCCAATGCGCTGGTGGGCGCCGTGGGCCAGCTGGTGCTGACGCTCCCTCCTGTCAATCTCGCGGCGTCGGACCGGGAGATCGGCCGGCTCAAGCTGCCCCTGCCAGCGCCCACCCTCTACGGCCGCAACTGGCCCTACGGCGAGCTGCCGGGCACGTTTGGGCGGTTGATGCTGGACGGAAAGATGTCGTTGCAGGGCCTGGTGACCTTGCCTACCAAGCCCATGCGCGCGGAGCTGTCGGGCTCCGTGTCTCCGTATGCAGAGGCCACCCTGCAGACGGTGGTGATGCGCGGGATGCTCAGCGGCGACATGACGGCCATGGGCGAGGTCACCTTGCCGGTGGTGCCCATGCGCGCCGTGCTGAGCGGGAGGATCTCGATTCTGTCGGGCCTCAATGAGGTATTCGCCATGAACATGACCGGCGGCAACCCGGGCGGGACCACCCGCTACGAGCGCTACCCCTACAACAGCTTCGCCACCATCGGTGGGAAACACTATGGGGCGAGCGAAGAAGGCCTGTTCCTGCTGGATGGTGATGACGACGCAGGCGAGCCCATCGAAGCAGTGTTTGGCATGGGCCAGCTCGACTTCGGCAGCCCACAGGTCAAGATCCTGACCTACTGCTACCTGGGTGCGGCGGCTGGCTCCATGCGCCTGCAAATCGATTCCTTGCTCAACGGCCGGCCCGCCAGCTACACCTATCCCGCCCGTGGGCACGGGGCCAGCATGCGCGAAGTGCGCTTTGACCTGGGGCGCGGCCTGCGCAGCGCCTACGCCACGCCCACTTTCAAAAACAGTAACGGCGATGCGTTTGAGGTGGATGCCATCCGCTTCGTCGTCAATGAGTCCAACCGGAGGATCTAAGCCATGCCTATCGTCACCATTCCGCCCGGCGTCACGGGCCCAGCCCTGCAGACTACCCAGGTCATCAACGCCAAATGGGACAACGCCATGGGTTGGCACAGCCAAGCTACCGGCTTCGGCGAGCAGGCGATGGCCCAAGTGGGCACTGCCCCAGTCGTCCAGCAGCCAAATGTGCTGCAGAACTTCGAGCTCGTCGACCCACCCAGCAACCTGAGCTTCGATGACCCGACCGCCGCGCTTGCGTACTTCGACGCCAAGAATTCCGAGATATCAGCCCAGATTGATACCGCATTTCGCTCGATGCTGGGCGAAGCCTTCCCGGATTTGTCGATTCTGGCCGAGGCGCTGGCCTGGTGCCGGCGCGCCATCACACAGGGCGGCACCGGCATCAACACCCAGGTTGAGGCCGCGTTGTGGGAGCGTGGCCGCGCGCGCATTCTGCGGCAGGCCGACCGCGACATGGCCAGCACCACCGAGCGCTACGCCCGCGCTGGCTGGCCGCTGCCGCCGGGCGCCATGCTGCACGATACGGCGCTGATCCGCCAGGACAGCCGGGACAAGCTGGCCGAGCAAAGCCGCGACATTGCGATCAAGAGCTTTGAGACGGAGGTGGAGAACGTCCGCTTTGCCGTCGGCGCCGTGTCGGACATGTACACCAAGGCCATTGCTGCGGTGGGCGAGTATGTCAAGGCCATCGCGCTGGGCCCGCAGCTGGCCGCCCAGCTGTCCACCTCGATGTCTGGCCTCAAGAACGAGGCGGCGCGCACCCTGGTGGCGTTGTACCAGGCGCAGAACGCCGCCATTGATCCGCTGCTGCGCCTGTCCATCACCGATGCCGAGCTCAAGACCCGCGTGGCCGAGGCCAATGCCCGCTTCAAGCAAGAGTCCAACCAGATGCGTGTCCAGACGGTGCTGGCCAATGTGAAGATGTATGGCGATTCTGTGGCTGCGAGCTTGAACGGTATCGGCGCAGGCGTGAGCAATGGCATGAACACATCAGTCTCCGCCTGACCCTACACCCCTGTGGGGTTCGACGGGGGAGGGTGGTTTGCCGACACTGCAATGCATGACAGCGCCCGCCCACCTTTGCTACACCATCTACCAAGGGGCCACGTTCCGGCGTGGCTTCCAGTGGTGCACGGCTCACTATCCCACGCGCATCGTCAATGGTGAGCTGGTCAATGCGCAGACTGGCAGGCCTGTACCCAAGACCGACCTGACGCCAGTTGATCTCACGGGCTGCAAGGCCCGTTTGCAGCTGCGTGACGATGTGCTCTCCCCAGATGTGCTGCTGGAGATGACGACAGAGAACGGTCGCATTGACCTCAGTAGTGGGGACGGGCGGGTGGTCTTCCTGCTGGACGCAGCGACCACAGCGGGACTCCCTTATGGGCAAAACCCGCCAACTGCCTGGTGTTCGGCGGTGGGCCAGTTGGAGATCCTGCACCCCAATGGCGACGTGTCGCGCGTAGCGGAAATCTCCTGGAGCCTGAGCCCAGAGGGCACGCGATGAACTGCGATACCTCCGTCATCGTGGACATGCAGCCCGGCGAGATTCTGGTCATGCCAGAAGACAGCCAGGTGATCGTGACCGAGATCGAACTTACCGAAGTGCTGATCGCGCCCGGGGAGCAAGGCCCGCCAGGCCCACCTGGCCCTGCAGGCGGTGGCGGCGATGAATACGTGACCCGCACGGCAGGGGAGACGATCAGCGCCAACCGTGTGCTGTACGACCGGGCAGGCCTTGTGTATCCACTGGGCCAGGCCGACGCCGAGAACATTTACGCGATCCTGGGCCTGTCGGTTTCTGCTGGCCAGGTGGGCGCGCAGATTTCAGTGCAGCGCAGCGGCACGGTGACGGACTCGGGCTGGTCCTGGGCCTATGGCCGCGTCTACCTGGGAGCCAATGGGCAGCTGACACAAACCCCGCCTTCCAGCGGCTTCTCTGTGCTGATCGGCTTTGCAGCCACTGCGACCAGCATCAATCTTTCAATCAACGATCCAATCGAGGTGTGATATGCCACAAGGTTTTTTGGCCCTGGTGGGCGGCAAGGTAAAGCAGATTTTCGGCATCGCCACTTCGGCGGGTGCTGCAGACGCGGGCAAGATCCCGGCGCTCGACAGCGCGGGCAAGATCGACATGAGCATGATGCCCGCTGGCATCGGTGCCAACACGAAGATCGCGCCGGCGTTCGAGGCCTTGGGCGCGGGCAAGTTCGTGAACCTGTTCTCTGACGCGGGCACTCTCAAGGCGCGCCTGGCCGACAACTCCAACAACCGGCCGGCCCATGGCTTTGTGCTGGCTGCAGTGGCCTCGGCCGCGAACGCGACCATCTATCCGCTCGATGTGGCCAACACGGCGCTGACGGGTTTGACCTTGGGCAACGACTACTGGCTGGGCACGGCTGGCGATGTGACGGCCACCCCGCTGGACGCTACTGACGTTGCCAACGTCAACAAGGTCAACCAGATGCTGGGCACGGCCACGAGCGCGACCGAGCTGCGCACGGACGATTACAGCTACCAGATCCTGTAAAGCTCATGGTTCTCCGCAAGCCACTGGTCCTCAAAAGCGGTATCCCCCAGCAGCTGCCTGCCGGGGACGCCGTCGTGGCGCCGACGCGCCTGGTATCGGTGCGCATGGCCGATGGCGTAACGGTGCGTCAGGTGACGGTGGGAAGTGCTGGGCCAGCCATGGTGGTGCTAGCCGATGGCTCCAGTGCGGAGGTGGTGGCGGCAAATGCAGCGGTCTGGCTGCTGACGCAAGACCCAACCCCGCCCGATCCGGTGGACCTGTCCGGGAAGCTGGATGTGGATTTCAACACGTTCACCGATGGCGTAACGCCTCAGGTGACAGACCTCTGGCCCATGCGACGGGGCTCGTCCACCTTCAAGCTGACAGTGCAGGCGCTGCTGACATGGCTGCTGGGCTCTGCCCGGACCTGGCTGGGGGTGCAGACCTTTTCTGCTGGTGCTGTGATTGGAGAGCAGTCGCCCGTCGTCAAGTGCAAGGTGATCGACACCACAATGACCAGCAGCACATCCAACACCGACCTGGTGGCTCATGGCTTAGTGCAGGCTGATATCTTAAGTGCTAGCGGCTCCGTCTTGACCTCAACGGGGGTCTGGGTGGGAATGAACAGTTCGTATGGCGATGCTCAATGGGCATTTACTGTGAATGCAACGCATATCCGCGCTTTAGTCACTTCAGCATCGAGTGCAGGCGTTTCTGGCCGCCCAGCGCGGTTCCATATTTTCTACAAGGGATGACATATGACTACACCCCTTAAATTTGTTCTTGTTGGCGGCAACAGTGGAGAGTTGCGCGAATGGGGTTCTGGGGATTTTCTGCCGGTAGCGCTCGGCGGAACTGGCGGCACAACGGCAGCAGCGGCGCGCTCCAACCTGGGGCTCGGTGCGGCTGCTGTAGCAGCGATCTTGGGCATAGTGTCCCAGTCTGGGGGTGTGCCCACTGGTGCGATTTTCCAGACCGGAAGTAATGCTAATGGGGAATTCATCCGTTTCGCAAGCGGATGGCAGATTTGCACTTTACTGCGAAACGTCTCAGCCTTTGATGCGGGCTCTGCAAGTGCATACATCCAAGCAGCATGGACATATCCCGCCGCCTTTATTACAAAGCCGATTATTCCATCGCTGGGTCACGAATCAAGTTGGGGCACTTCTTTTATAGCGAGTGCGGAGACTATTAACGCCACGGTTTTAGACGCCATTTACATCAAAAATATAGACTCGGTGAGCCGCAACACCGCGCACGTTTTGCATTTCCTGGCGATTGGAAGGTGGTTCGCATGAAAATCAATCTCTCACCCCAGGTCCGCGCCGACTCGCTGGAAGTGATCAAGGATGGCGACAAGCTCACCATCAATGGCGAGCCGTTCGACTTCACGCCTATTGCCGAAGGTGGCATTCTGCCGGCGGCCGCTGTGCACTGCGAATTCATCACCGGCGATGTGCGCCGCCAGGGTGGCGAACTGCAGCTGACCCTGCTGCTGCCGATCGCCTGGGACGCGCCCGAGAGCTGCGCATTCCCGCAACCGATCCTCAACCCCGCAGATGGCCGCGTGCCGCTGCCTACCGACGAGGTGGCCAATGCCTAACATCGACTGGGGCCAGTTCAAGACGGCCGAGCAGATTGCTGACGACGAGCGCCGCGCCCGCGTGCCCGCCGAGATCAGCCGGGCGCAGGGCAGGGCGATCCTGGGGCTGCGCGATCTGACGGCCGGTGTCGAAGCCTACTTTGCATCGATCACTGACAAGAATGAAGCCATGTGGGCCGATCTGGCCTGGAACCACACCAGTACCTGGCGCCGTTTTGACTCCCCCTTCCTGCAGGGCGCCGCCCGGGCGCTGGGCCTGAGCGAGGAAGATCTGGACGAAATGTTCATCGCTGCCGCGCAGATCGTTATCTGATCCTCCCCCGCGTAGGGTTAGACGCAAGAGGCTGGACCAGGGATCATGGACCCATGAAAAAAGCACTCGTCGTCTTCCTCGCCGCCATAGGTGTCAACCGGCATCTGAGTGCTGAGCAGCGCCAGGACATTGCCAACGCTGCCTATCACGCAACACCAGGGGCAGCTGCAACTGGCGTATTCAAAGTCTGGGGTCTGCCGCTGAGCGAATGGCTCGTGGTGGCCTCGCTTTTGTTCATTGCGTTGCAGGCGGGCTACTTGGTATGGAAGTGGCGCCGCGACTACCGGCGTGACCTTGCACGACGCGCGATGGGCAAGCTGGCTGAAGAAACAGTGCGGGGCGACCTGTGAGCCGCGTGCCAGATGCCTTGCGCAATGGACTCATGGCCCTGGCCATCCTGACGGCAGGCGCTGGCGGCTATGTGGCAGTCGAGCGCGACAAGGCAGCCGCCCAGGCCATTGCCGACCAGAGCCAGTACATCCAGGCCGTGGCCGCTGATGCCGGCACATCCCAGGCGGTCAAGATCGCCATGGTGATGGGCAGCTACTACGAGAGCAGCTACCGCCACATCGGCACACCCTACGTGGACAAGCTGGGCAAGGGTCAGCCGCTGACGGTCTGCAACGGCATCACGGGCCGCGCCGTGGTGGCTGGTCGGTACTACAAACCGGCCGACTGCTACGCCCTGGAGCGCAGCCGCTACTTGGCGGCCGAGCGCACGGCCATAGGCATGTTCCGACTCTGGACCACCTACACCCCGCTTCAGCAAGCAGTGTTCATCGACTTCATCCACAACAAGGGCGAGGGCGCGCTGTACACCTCGACCCTGCTGCGCAAGGCCAATGCCGGTGATGTGATCGGCGCATGCCGTGAGAACCCGCGCTGGAACCGGGGCACGGTCAAGGGGGTGTCTGTGGTGCTGCCAGGCCTGCAGGCCCGAGGGGATGCCAACGGCGAGATCTGCGAGGTGGGGCTATGACCCTGCAAATCAAACTCATCCTAGCGGCCATCATCACCGCGCTGGCCTTCTCCGCCGGCTGGGTGGTCAAAGGCTGGCAGGCCAGCAAGACCATTGCCGAGCTGCGCGCCGAGCAATCCCAGGGCCAGGCTACCCGCGCCGAAGCCGCCCGAGCCGACGAAACCGAAACCGCGATCAAGGAAAGCAAGCATGCCCAAGACACCATCTACAACGCCGACCGCCTGGCGAACCTCAAGACTGGCATTGATGTTGATGTGCGTGCTGAGCTTGCCCGTGCTGAACGCCTGCACCGCGACACCGACAGCCGAGCCGCCACTTATCGTGCGCAAGCCCAAGCCGACGCCGCTGCCCGCAGCGATCTTGCAGATAAAGCCGCAGCCCTCGACCGACAGCTTGCACAAGGCCTCGGCGTGGTCGCAAGCCTCGGAGGCGACCTTAGGCGAAGAGACGCCGAAGTAGCAGCGCTATGCGGCCAGGTGAACATCGAGCGCCGGCTGAGCGGTGACGACAGTGATCAGGCCTGCAGCGAGCGTTAAAAAACCGCCCAGAGGCGGTGATCTTTATCCTGCTGGAGAATCCATCAAACGCGATCACTGATGTACAGCCTGATGATCGCGCCATCAGGATCGACTTCAGCCTTGGCTATGAACTTAATGGACTGAAGGTGGAGCATGGCGGCGGCATATGGGTTGCCTGCTCTCTGCCCGACTGGGTCAGTGATAGCCGCAGAAATTCTGATATCGGGATCACTTTCGAGCGCCACCTTGCAGGTGCCTGTTAGCATGTCCAACTCAGAAATGACTCCGGAATATTGCCGAGACTCAGTGATGGTGTTTTCTTTGCTGGCATTCGCAAGTTCTTTGGTTTCCCGATCCAAAACAACTGCCGGGACTGGATCTCCTTGAGCCCGGATATTGATGCTCTCTACAGAGTCTCCAATAGGCGCAAGTGCTTGGCGAACTGACGGTTGCAGAGCGTCCGCCAACTTTTCAATGGTAGCAAGGAGCTTTCCTTGCACATCACCTTGCTGCGCAAGGGATTGTTTTAAAGCCTCGCTTAGATGCTTCATTTCCTCCCCCTTAATGCGATTGAAGACGTAACCCACTATGCCCGCTACGGTTGCGGTGCCAAGTCCGGACCACAACTCCTTGCTTTGCATCACATGCAGAATTGTTGCTGAAATTTCGTAGCAATGATGCTCCTGCACAGGGTTGGCCACAACCTTCACCGACAGAGCGTCAAACTGCTTATTGTACTTTCCAGTAGCTGCGAAGTGAGCACTAACGGCAAGGATTCTGGCAAAGCCCTGTAGAGAGATGCCGAGTTGACTAAGATCGATGTGATGCGCAACGGCGTCTCCTCCCTCGTATCTTATCGAGTAGGTCCAGGCTTCATTGTCAGTGATGTTCTCGGATGCCACTTCAATCACAATCTGCACTCCATTGCTCGTCGAAAGCTACACAAGTCACTACGCGGGTATGAGCTGAATGCTCGGATCGTCGGGTGAGGCACCAGGTGACCATCAGCCGTTTTAGACGCCGCAACCAAGGGCAGACGATGCTAACACTGAATCCTTACATCGGCTTACAACCACCATCAGGCCTGCAGCCAGAAATAGAAACAGCCTCCCCGGCGCCACTACGGCACTGGGGAGGCTCTTTTTTCGTTTGTGGGCCCGCCGTCAAAACGGCACATCTTTGCTCAGCGAGTCCATGAAATCGGTGGACGGGGTGGCAGTCTTGGGCGCCAAGTACTGGCCAGGATTGTTGAGAACGCCGGTCGAGGTCTTACGGTATTGCTCCCACATCTCCTCGTCTGTCTCTGGCACCCACCTGTCAATGAGCGAGCTTTCTATGCAGATCGCTTC